CCCATAGGTTTAAGAAGATAATCATCTATGTTTTTAATGACTGTTTTTATAGATAGACCGGAAGAGCCAAGCAACATAGATAACCCTGAAGCTGTTCTTCCAGTGCCGGTTACTCCTGTTTGTCCGTGCATAATGCTTGGTATACCTGTTTCTTCATCTGCAAGTTGCCTTGCCTTATCATACATTTGTATATTTTCACCAGCTGTACTAGGAAACTTTATACCGTTTATAGCGGTTCCAGTAACCCCAGACTGTCTTCTAAATACTTTTCCGGGAAAAATGTCATAGTTTTGCCCGGGTACAAGAGAAGTTTCATCTACATCAAATACAAGGTTGCCAGCTAATGCCAAGTTATCTATAGCCATACGTACGTGGCCATTCATAAGCATCTGTGCATCTTCCATGTTTTCAGGTATGCCTACACCCCAAATTTGGTATGGGCTTAGTTCATATGGAAACGCATAGTAAGGCATTCTTTCTGGAGTAAATGGATTACCACAAGCTCGCAGTATTTGCCCACCAGAAATCCATATGTTTACTTGTATTTGGTCAAGAGGGTCTAACTCTTCTGCCCCTTCAATACCTATTTGTTGAGCAAAAGAAGCATCAAGTGTTCCCCAATATTCTAATACTTCGTAGCGTTCTTGATCGGCATAAGGTTGGTTTTGATCATCACGAATTGTGTCTTCAAAGTATTTTTCTTCGTAGTTTCCACCACCAGCAATAACTTCTCGTATTGCATCGGGGTCAAACATGGGCATTCTTATAAGATTACGTAATTGGGAACGATTCATTTTGTGACGTTGAATCACGTATTCACAATCTTCTATATTAGTTGCAGATGGATCTGTGTACACATCCCAGATACTAACAGCTTCAATGCGAGGTACAAGCTTATCTTCAGGAACGTACTGTCTTCCTTCTTCAGTGTCTTCCCACTTGTGCATTGTTTTATTAAAATTAAAAGGGCCTTTTATTATACCGGTACCTAAAAGGGTAGCCTCAAACAGGGCATGTCTTAAAACATTAACAGCATTAGTATCGGTAAGTTGATCATGTATAGCCTGTTCCATAGCCAGTGCCGCAGCTTTTGCAGGAGAAATTTGAGGTTCTCCCATTCTTGCTGGGCCTTCGGATACAGGAGCTTCTGGTCCAAATTTATTTACCATAGAACCTAAATAGTCTAAATTATCTTGCCCTGCTTCTGTAGCTCCCGGAGCAAACTCCCTACCGTCACCTTCAAAACCGTACGGATCAAGTATATCATCTGCAGGTGTTTTTAAATGGGCAAACTCTGCAATGCCTTCTGGCACTGAAGTAGCCTCTACAGTAATTGGAAACTTTTTATTAGCAAATAGTATGTCTACAATTTGCCCATAAGCAGCTAGCACTTTAGTTTTAGTTATCTTTATAAATACTTTAGATTTTTCTGTAGAAGTATACTGTGTAGTAGAATCATACACCCCACGAAAGTTTTTATACGCCTTTAACCAGCGTTCTTCATGCGTTTGTCTACTATCTTCAGCAGCTCTCATTCGTTCTTGTATTACGCCAATAACCCCAGAACTCTGAGACATTTCTTCTGTTAAATCAATTGGATCAGACATACTGTTCCCTCTGTATTATTGTATTATGGTGTGTATTTTGAAGCAGCCATTATTGTACCTAACGCACCTGTTTGATTTGCAGATACGGATTTAGAATCTTGTGTTGATTGAAATGGTCCTGCAATAGTGCCGGCACTAGGTCCAGCAATGCTTCCATCTAAAGCTTCACGATGTAATGAACTTTCATTAGCTTCATTCATTGCTCCTCGTTTACTCATCTGGCCCATTATGTAACCTGATTTGTAAGCTCCTGATACTCCTTGTGGCATGGTAGTCTCCTTTATAGTTGTTGTTGTTAAAATCCTAGATCTTTCATGGCTTCTGCCGTCTGATCTTCTTCTATAGTTGTAGATGAACCCATGAGTTCTCCACCTTCTATTCCTAAATCTTTTCTAGTCTCTCCCATTCGCATTTCTCTATCATACCCCTCTGGGTTATACCCTCTCATTTCAAACATTTCAGAAGCAACGGGAGATGGTTCTAATCCTATTGGTGATAATGCATCAGGTAAATCAAAAGGTGCTGCTTCTGTATCAATAAATTCTGATCCAGCCCCAATTAATCCTACAGCCAACAGAGGCTTTCCTATCTTAGTGTTCTTTAAAAGGTCCAATAGTTTTTTAGATAATTTTTTTGGTTCTTTAAGTAGTGCATCCACTTCTTTATTTAACTTCTGTGCAGCTGCCCTTTTTTCTGCAGCAGATAATTCTTTTGTTGCAACATACTCATCTGCATCAGCTTGGCCTATAGATTTAACAGTATCAGATTGGTTTAAATCTACAGTTGCCGGAGCAGATAACTCATTCCCCGTTGCTGGTAAAGATTCTTTAAACCCATCTACAAGTTGCCCTGTGTATACTTCATCAAATAATAAATCTTGAGTAACAGCAATTTTAGATGTTTTTTCTGATATGTTATCATAACCTAAATTGCCTAACAGTTGACTTACTGAATTTACCCCTGTGTATGCGGCAACTTTAGCGGATATTTTATTTCCAGATTGGGTTACTTTTATTCTATTTGTTCTATTTGTTACATACCCTGCACCTTCATCAACACCTGCTCTTCCTGTTGCTATTCTTCTTTCTGATTCAGGAGTCCCTAACTCTACGTGTAAAGCTTCATTTGCGTTTCTAAAGTTATAAGAGGTTATATTTTCTGTCACGTACTTTTCTTTGTTAGGTTTATACACTTGAACACCTTCTGGAAAAGCTATTTTTAAATTTGCATTAATAGTTTTTTGAGCATCTTTAATATTAGCAAAAAGTGGCCCAGATGTACGGTTACCCTTTTGCACTCGTAATATATCCAGTATTGGATCAGATAAAATTATAGTTTTTTTACCACTCTTTGTTTGGGCATCGTTTATAACACCAGAAGTAAAATTAATTTGATCTATAGCTAAACCATCTAAATCAGAAGGTCTAAATCCTCCCAAGAACATAACAGATGCTAAATTCTTTGCTTCCCCATCTAAGTTAGCAATAACAGAAGGTACTTTTTTGTAAAAATTATCTGGTAGTTCTTCTATTATTTTTCTAGCACGTCTTTTGCTCCATCCCGAAGCATTTTCATAAGCTTCTTTACCTACTTCTTTTTCTAATAAAGTAGAAAGGTACCCACCACGTTGGGATAATCCTGCTCCTTCAAATACAGCGTTTAATCTTACAACAGATTTAAGAACTGCGGGTTTACCCTTAGCAGCCAAGTTTCCCTCTACAAAAATATCTTTAAGTAGGTTGCCTTGCCCTTTTAATTCCATAGGAGTCATATCAAGTAAGGTAGTAATTTTCCCATCACCCAAATCTATAGTATCTAAAGCTAGTAATTTTTTTACTGCTGCAACTTCACCTTTATTGTTAGCATTTTTTTTAACTTCAAGATCAAGTAGCTTACTCAAGGACATATTCATCCTATCTTCTGTTGCACTTTTTCCTGTAAATTTAATATCAGCCATTAATATCCAAATACCTCATTTTGTGGGACATACCGTTGTGTTTGTCTGCTAGAGTAATACGGTGTGCTAGAATTGTGTAAAGATCTTACCATCATCATATATCGTAACGCATCGTATGCGTGATCGTCTGCTTTTGTGTCTACATCTTCTGGGTTGTGTTTAGATAGTGGCAATGTAGGCAATGTTCTTACTAGGTTTGTACAATTGTCCATGATTCTTACTCTTGGTTGTCCTCTGCTATCACAAGCTAGTCTTCTATGTATCTCTATCTTTCCTGCCAGTCTATTTCTGTCAGATGGTATCCATCTACAACCACCTCTATTCATTGTCTCTGCTATACTTGGGCCTAACCCTGTTCTATTCCAACAACTTGCATCTAATACAGAGATTTGCATGGATGGATCGTTTCTCTCTAATTCTAATACTAATTCACCAAGAGCTTCACCAGTTCTGCCTTTTATATACAGTTCTCTATATATCCAGATATTGTTGTCCCAGTCTATAGCACCCCAAAGAATACAAGAAGGACTACTGTAGCCATAATCTCCGGCACGTACCCTAGCCCAACCATCAGGTGGGTCAAAGGATTCCACGACATGTAGCGATCTACTAAATTCTGTAAAAGCTGCTCCCTCTGCGACATCCCAGTCTCCTTCTAATAATCGTTTTCGTTCTACTTCTGGTAAGGAGAGCAACATAGCTTCGTATTGCCCATCTATAGCAAGATATGGATTGTCTGTCAACCTTGCCGGTATAAATTTCTTTAAAAATAAAGGTTGCCCTTCTTTTGCGTGCCCTATAGGGTACCTTATTGTTTTCTGTGTATCAAATTCTTTTGCCCAAAAAGCTGATCCCGGTGGAGATGGATCTATGTACATTTTTCTTACCCACCAGCCTCCTACACCTCCCGGATTAGCTGTGCACCGCATATATAGACCAAGTTTTGGGTCGGTACTTCTAAGTCTTGATCTTAGGTAGTTCCACACGTACGGTGTGGGGTATTGTGTTATTTCATCTATGCCTATCCAGTTAAACGCTTGTCCTTGGTATCTTGTTACGTCTCTTTCATCATCTACGTAAGAAAACCACACTTTAGCCCCTGAAGGGAACTCCCATGTAGACTTTGCTTGCTTAAATACTGCCCCCGGCACCGCTTTCATGTACAATTGCCTACTTTTGTCTATAAGTTCGGTCAATTCTGGTAGAGTACGTCTTAGTAGTAGGCCTCTGTGGTTAGGATTGCCTACATCTCTTAAAACATCAGCTAGAAGTGCGTATGATTTGCCTCCTCCTGCTGCTCCGCCATACAGTACGTCTCTTTCTGGACTTTCTAAGAACTCTGCCTGTGGTCCATCGTTAGCTTTAAAGACAACTTCGTTCTCAGCAACGTGGTTTCGTACTCTTTCTGGTAAAGCTAGTAGTTCTTCCTCAGATATAGGTTCTTTTCCATGTCCTGAGAGAGCTGCGTCTATCTTACCAAGGCTTTCTTGTAGTTTGTTAGCCCTGTACCGTGCATTTACAGCACGTTTTGAGTCTTTTTTTACCTTGGCTTTAAGGTTGGATAGTTTTGTTGATACGGCTTTGCGTATCTTTTTCCTATCCAGTTTGGCTTTTGCTGCCATCTAAGTGTGTTCCTAACTTACTGCGTTTCTTTAAACCTTCATCAGATATATATCTATCTGTTTTAGCCAACAGCCACTGGCTTGCTTTTCGCCACCCGCAAGACTTAGCATATGTTAATGCCTGATCCAGTGCTTGTAGTTCATCTGGTATAGGAGACAGGTGTTTCTCATCCTGTGTATCCAACACATAACCAAAAGGTATGGTGCTAGTCTTTCTTCGGATTTTATTTAGATTTTTTAACTGATCCACCGTACATCCTTTTTTTAGCTACTTTGCCGCCCATCATTTTTTTCTTTGGTTTAGCTCCGTATCCTTTGCTACCCATTTTTGGTCTAGCTCCTGTTGGTCTATCTTTTCCTAATTCATTTTTTATAAGAGTTTCTACTTTCTTGAGAATTGAAAGGTCAGAAGTGCCTGTACCCATTAATTTTCTTATCTTTGCTTTTGTTGCATCTGTTATACTTGACATGGTGTGTTCCCCTTTACCATAGTTTTGCATCGGGAAACATTTCCCTTTGTTCTTTTTTTTCTTCTGGAGTATCGTACAGTCCATCAATAGCTTCTATCTTATCTTGATTACTTGCAATAGCCCCTATCCACTTATCTATCTCTGCTGTAATATCAGAATGTTCCCCAATACCTACAGCAGAATGTAATAATACATCAAGGTTAGCTTTTGCTAAACCTATATTAGCCACGTACTGTGCCCTTAATGCTTGTAACCTCATAGCTTAGTCTTTCTTTTCACGTATAAAAAACCCAACAGCACCGGCTGCACCACAACAAATCATAACTACGCTTTGCCACAGGTCATTTGGTACCATTATACCTACCATAGCAAATACACCACTGAGTGCTGCATACGATGAAGGCTCTTTAAATCTATTCATTAGTTCAACCATTAGTATCTTCTCCTTGTTTATCAGTCATACACGCACAGGGATTTTCCTCTGAGCATGTACAGTTTTCACAATCACAATTTTCACAGTTGCAATTCTTTTTATCTTCGTCTGCCATTA